CAAAACAACCATAAAACAAGCCCCTTGGATTGATTCCTTGGGGCTTTTCTTTGGTCAAAAACCGATCGCTTGAACACTACTCAAAAGTCAGCGCACCGCCCTACTATCATCAGCGTGCCCTGAAATTTCTAAGCGTGCCCGGAAAGTTCATTAACAATAAATAATATTACTAATGTGAAATAGTAGACTAAGAGTAGACTTAGAGTCACCTTTCTGAAGAAGCTTTTGTTATCCATAGTGTAATAATAATATTTGTTTTAACTAATAAGGAATATCACTAGTCGATCACTAAGTGTAACTATAGGTGTGTCAGGGCGGGGGTCGTCAAGAATAAAATTGACAATATTAGCGTTTTTACCTAAAAACAGTCATGTTGGACGCTGAAAAAAAGATGAAAAAGAAGTTGATACGAGATGAACTAAAGATGCTCGCCCAGACCATCAAAAGAATCAAGGCTCGCCAAGCGAAACTCAGAGCACTACTAAAAGATGACACCAAATGAAGAGATCAAAGCGCTTACCCAGGAAGATCTTAACCAAGACATGGTGGACCTTGGCGTTGGTCGTTACCGTAATCGGGTGGAATCTGCGAAGGGCCGCGAAGCAGAGAGCGAAACGAAATACGGACAGAGGTTGATCCGGGGTGGTTTGCCTGCGTTTACCAAGTCGATCGCCGAGATGGTCAAGGGGTGGGACAACCGGAACAGTGCGCTCTGGCAGATCTGTTTGCGTGACATGAAGCCCTCAGTGATCGGCTTTATTGTTATCAAGGCGGTCCTCGACTCGATTACCCTAAAGAAAAACATGGCGGCAGTGAGTCATTTTGTTGGTTCGCGTGTCGAAGACCAGCACCGCTGTGATTTCTTAGTGAAAAACAATGAGTCCAAAGGCGAAGGCATTGTGTTAGGTGCCCAGAAACGCCGAGGTGGTCTAAGTTCGCAGCGCCGCCACATCAAGAGTTCTATGCGTAACGAAGCCTCAAAAGGCCTCATGCCTGACTACGAGGACTGGAGGCGTCGCGACAAGTTATCGTGTGGTCTAACGCTAGTCGAACTGTTGCGCCACGTCACTGGTCTTGTTGAATATATATACATATTAGAAAAAGCAGGCAAGAAGCCGACGCGCTACGTTACAGCCTCTAAGTCTACCTTTGACTGGATTGAGAACTACAACGACAACAAAGAGCTCTTTGAGCCGTTCTGGTTGCCTACTGCCGACGCACCGTTGCCTTGGCGTTCTATCTGGGAAGGTGGTTATGACACAGCAGGCACAGCGTTACCAAAGCTACCGTTTATCAAGACGTCTAACATGGACTTCTTGCGTGACAACGAGACCCACCACGTCGAGACGCCAATGGAAGCGTGCAATCTGATCCAGGGGACACCGTGGGTAGTAAACCCGAAGGTCCTTGGGGTCGCACAGTGGGCCTGGGGTAACAACGTAGAGGTCGGCGCGTTGCCATCCAAAGAAGACGAGGTGATCCCTGACGTTCCTAATAACTTCCACGAAGACGAAGAGGTAAACCGGAAGTGGCGTCGTATGGCCGCTGGGATCTACTCGCGCAATGCCAGCACCAAGTCCAAGCGCCTTCTCACCAGTAAGATTATCTACACAGCCGAGAAGCTCAGTGCCTCTCGGTTTTTCTATCCGAGTCACTGTGACTTTCGGGGTAGAGTATATAATATATCATCGTCTTTGAGTGTCATGGGGAACGACCTGTGCCGGGGGTTACTACAGTTTGCCCGGAGTGAGCGTGTGGCCAACGACAACGACGCAAAGTGGCTCGCAGTTGCCGGCGCAAACGCCTGGGGTAACGACAAGGTCACACTGGACGAGCGTTGGCACTGGGCCCAGAAGTTCACCGAGCGAGCCATGCGAATCGCCAGGGACCCGCGCCAAGACCTCACCTGGACCCAAGCCGACAAGCCTTGGGTTTTCTTGGCGTGGTGCTTCGAGTGGGCCGAATACAAGACGCACGGTAAAGTTAACTCGACGCTACCAGTGAACCTCGACGCCTCCAACAATGGCCTACAGATTCTCTCGATGTTAACCAGAGATCCGTATGGCATGAAGGCCACTAATGTTTTACCAACGGACAGCCCTGAGGACATCTATGGCGTTGTTGCCAAGAACGCCTTGGCGTCACTCAAGGCCGACGGGAGTGACCTAGCGAAAGCCTGGGTGGCCTTTGGGATCGATAGGCGCACCTGCAAGAGGCCCGTAATGTGTTATTCTTATGGGCTCACTCCGTATTCTAATAGGGCATATATTAATGAATGGTATGACGAACAAATCCACGGTAAGAAACGAGAGAAACCGTTCAGTGACGACGTGAGATACCAAGCGATCCAGATGTTAGCCACGCATGTCTGGCAGGGCATTGAGTCGGTCCTAGAGAAACCTAAGCAGTGCATGGACTGGTTCCAGGCGTGCGCTAAGCTCATCGCTGATCAAAACAAAGCGCTGTCATGGGTGTCACCGACAGGCTTCCCGGTCCACCAAGAATACTACAAAGTTCACAACCAGCAGGTAAATACATATATTAGTGGTAAAGCAACGTGCGTTAAGTTCCGCGAAGACGACGACACGTTGATCAGTAGGCGCCGCATGGTCAACGGTGCGTCACCTAACGTCGTCCATAGCCTAGACGCAGCAGCGCTTCACGAGACTGTTGTGCGGTGTAACAAAGAGCATGGTATCTACGACTTTTCGTTTATCCATGACAGCTATGGCACCCACGCAAACAAGTGTGACCAACTTTCTTCAACTTTACGTGAAGTTTTTGTTGACTTCTTTTCTCGCGACCTATTAAGTGAGTGGCGAAGTCAGTTACAGGAACAACACCCAGAGCTAGATTTCCCAGTGCCACCAGAGTTTGGTGACGCTGAGATTAACAAAATTAAGGAGTCAACATACTTCTTTGCATAAAACCTAAAACAAAACTAGAAAGAAAAAGACAATGAGTAATAAACTAATCGTAACACCCGAAGGAGAAGCACTATACCCGCATCTCCATGAGCCAGACTACAAGTTTAACACTGGCGGTGTATACCAGGTAAGACTGGTGCTTACCGAAGCTGAGTGGAACGCTATGAAAAGCGACTACGACGACTTGTATGCTGCAGAGCTTGTGAAAGAGTCTGAGAAGTCCAAAGGTAAACTCACAAAAGACGCCTCGACACCGTTTAGACAAAGCGACGAGGGTTTTTACATTATGGCCAAGCAGGTCGCCCAGCGGCAAACCCGTGACAAAGGTGTTATTAATTTTAATGTAGCCTGTTACAACGCCACTGGTAAAAAGATAAAGATGCCACAAGTAGGCTCAGGGTCTCGCATCAAGTTAGCACTAGAGCCTCATGTCTGGGTTGTGAGTGGTAAGTTTGGAGTGAGCCTTCGGTTACGTTCTGTCCAGATTATTGAGTTAATCGAATACGGCGCTAAAGATTCTGTCTTTGGATCAGTCGAGGGTGGATTCTCTGGTGGTGAAGAGTTCACTAATGAGCTACACGATGAGGAGATACAAGGCAAAGAGAACGGGGATTTTTCGTTCTAGATTAGAAAAGCGCGTCGCCTCGGCCCTTGAAGGGGCTGGGGTTGACTACTCTTACGAGAGCCAAAAGCTTAAATATCTAAGGCCCCAGACCTACACGCCTGACTTCGTGTTGCCTAATGGCGTCATGTTAGAAGTCAAGGGTTACTTTGAGGGCTCAGACCGCACCAAACACTTACTTGTTCGTGAGCAAAACCCTGACTCAGACGTTCGTTTTGTATTTCAAAATGCTAACACGACGCTCAACAAGAACAGCAAGACGACCTATGGTCAGTGGTGTGATGATAATGGCTTTGAGTGGTGTGACGCAAAGAGCAAGATACCAAACGAATGGATCAACTTACCGCCGCCTTGACGCATCAGCCTTGCACAGACTGTGGCAGCAGCGATGCATTAACTATAAATACTGACGACTCCACTAAGTGTTATGCTTGTGGAGTTTTTCGTGCCGGGAATGGAACACCGAGAACAATGGAAAATATAATAAATAATAATAATAATGACTTTATCGACGGGGAATACTCAGCGTTAGAGTCTAGAGGTATCGACGAGGCTACTTGCCGTCGTTTCAGATACCAAGTAGGCCACCTTAATGGTAAGCCTTGTCACATCGCAAACTACTACGACCTGCCGGGCCAGAAGATCGCCCAGAAGTATCGCTTCGCAGGTAAAGACTTTCGATGCGCCGGAAAGCCCGATCATTTCTTCGGACAGCACCTGTGGGCTAACCCGGTGCCAGGGTTTAAGCTTGTTGTAACCGAAGGAGAAATCGACGCGATGTCTGTGGCAGTAGCCCAGGGCGGTGAGTTCCCTGTGGTGAGCCTTGGCGCTGGCGCTCAGTCTGCCAAGTCGATGTTCAAGAAACACTTTGACTGGCTCTCTGGTTTCCAGGAGGTGATCTTAATGTTCGACATGGACGAGAGTGGACGCAACGCCGTCGAAGAGGTTGCCCACATGTTACCTGCGGGTAAGTGTAAGGTTGCTCACCTGCCACACAAAGACGCCAACGAGTGTCTTATCGAAGGCAAAAAGTCTGCGATTATTGGTGCGATCTTCAGTGCCAAAGTCTGGCGCCCTGACGACATCTTGTCTGGCGAAGAGCTCTACGAGAAGATCGCAGAGCACCACGAGGTCGAGTCTTTAGAGTATCCGTTCGCGGGTCTCAACAGGCTCACGCATGGACTAAGGCAATCTGAGATTGTGACGCTCTGTGCCGGGAGTGGGATCGGCAAGTCACAGGTTTGCCGGGTGATCACGCACCACCTAATGAAAACTACTGACAAGCGCATTGGTTACATCGCGCTCGAAGAGTCAGTCGAGAAGACAGCGCTGAGCATCATCGGTCTTGAGATGGGCAAGTGTTTACACTTAGAACCATTTGAACGCGACGACGCCTTCAAGGATGCCTTTGATGCGACAGTAGGTAGCGGTCGTTTTTACGTCTATGATCACTTCGGTAGCCTGGCGTCTGACAGCCTGCTCAACCGGATTCGCTTCATGATCAAAACCTACGACGTTGATTTTGTTGTGTTAGACCATATCAGTATTGTTGTTTCAGGCATTGGTGACGGTGATGAACGCAGGCTTATCGATAACACAATGACTGCACTGCGCTCTCTTGTCGAAGAGACCAAGGTTGCTTTGTTACTCGTGAGCCACCTTAAGCGTCCTGAAGGCCGAGGCCACGAAGACGGGCGCGCCGTTAGTCTTTCGGACCTTAGGGGCTCCCAAGCCATAGCCCAACTATCAGACATGGTAATAGGGCTCGAAAGGTCGCAGCAAGCCGAAGACCCAGAGGACCGCAACAAGACAACCGTGAGGGTTCTAAAGAACCGTTTTAGCGGAGAGACAGGCGTGGCGTGTTCGTTGGCTTACGAAAAGGACACAGCGCGACTCACTGAAACCCACGTCATGGACACCACTAACCCATTTTAAAAGATGAACACAGCAGTATTTGACATAGAGACCAACGCGATCGGCAACTGGAATACCCTAGAGGGACTAGAGGTTGTGCATTGTATCGTCATCATGGACAACGAAGGGACCCACCGCTATCGCAACAATGGTGAGTGTAATAATATTAATGAAGCACTAGAGAGATTATCTAAGGCTGACTGTTTGGTCGCACACAACGGCATCGGGTTCGACCTTCCGGCCCTACGTAAAATGTATGGCTTTGAGCACCCAACTATCATCGACACAATGGTCTTGGGTAGACTCAACCACCCAGACCGTAAACGCGAAGACTGGAACGAAGCGAAGCTCCCTACGTTTTTGCGTGGGTCGCACTCGTTGAAGTCCTGGGGTATGCGCTTGGGTGTCCACAAAGACGAGCACGGTGCCACCGAAACCTGGGAACACTGGAGCCAAGAGATGGAAGACTACTGTGTCCAGGACGTGGTGGTCAACGAGGCCCTCTTTGCTTACCTCATGAAAGACCGGACGCACACTGACCAAGACCTAGTGCTTGAGATGGACTTTGCGCGTGCCATAAGAACCCAAGAAGAGAACGGGTTTCCGTTTGACGTCGAGGGAGCCAACACACTCCTAAGTAAGCTCGTAACAAGACGTGCTGAACTCGACGGTGAACTACAGCACACGTTCCAGCCCCGCGTTCTTGAGACTAAGCGGCCTTGGTGGGTAACCCCTGATGGCAAGAAGTGGCTGACAAAGAAAGAGGCGAACGAAGCGGGACACAAGGACGTCAAGAAAGGCGAGATGCGAACCAAAGAAGTTCCGTTTAACCCACAGAGTCGCGATCAGATCTCAGAGAGACTCATCGAAGGCGGTTGGAAGCCTGAGTGTTTCGAGGGTAAGCGTCCTGCGATCAACGAGGCAGTGCTGCGTGGGATCGACACACCGCAGAGCCTGCAGTTACTAGAGTATCTGTTGGTTGCTAAACGCCTCGGTCAGTTAGCCGAAGGTAAAAACGGCTGGCTCAAGCTTGTTAATAATAATAATATGTATGGCTCAGTGAACACAGGTGGGACCGTGAGTGGCCGATGTAGTCATCAGTCGCCGAATGTTGCACAGTGTCCTTCAGTGTCTGCTGAATATGGCTACGAGTGCCGTGCGCTGTTCACTGCTCCTCCAGGGCGTGTCCTTGTGGGTTGTGACGCTTCGGGGCTTGAGTTGCGGATGTTAGCCGCTTACCTACACAAGATCGACGATGGGCGCTACACCCATGAGATCCTAAGTGGTGACGTACACACGGCTAACCAAGAGGCCGCAGGCTTACCTGACAGAAACGCAGCGAAACGCTTCATCTACTGTCTAATCTACGGTGGGTCAGACTCCAAGATCGGAGAGGTCGTCGATGGGACCGCACAGGACGGCAGCAGGCTCAAGGCTCAGTTTTTCAAACAGATGCCAGCGATCAAAAGGTTACGCGAGGCCGTCAAAGACAAAGTAGAAGGCTTTGGTTTTCTCAAAGGACTCGACGGGCGCACGTTGCCTTGTCGGTCCCCGCACTCGGCTGTTAACCTTTTGTTACAATCAGCCGGAGCAATATGCATGAAGCAAGCACTGGTGCACTTTGTCAACGACATGGCCGGAGAAGACTACACGCTCCACGCTAACGTCCACGATGAGGTCCAGTTTAGTTGCCCTCCAGAAAAAGCAGACGAATACGGCCAGCGCTTTGTCAATGCTATCATCAACGCTGGTGCAACCTTTGGTCTCCTGTGCCCACTAGACGGAGAATACAAAGTCGGAAACAACTGGGCCGAAACACACTAAAGATATGAAATTAATAATAGACGGAGATATGTTCCTTTACCGCGCCTCGTTCTCTACTGAGGTCGAAATCAAATGGGACGAAGACACATGGACACTGCACTCTAGCGAGAAGGAATCACAGCACAGCTTTGACTCTTGTCTTATGAGTGTGGTCAGAAAGCTCGACAAAGACGCAGAGTTTATCCTCGCGTTCTCAGACACAGCGAACTACCGCTACGATATATTCCCTAATTATAAATCAAACCGGAAAAACACTCGTAAACCTCTAGGCCTAAAAGCTCTACGCTCATGGGCCATTGAGTCCTACGAGTCCCGTGTGTTCCCGAGGCTCGAGGCTGACGACGTGTGCGGCATCATGGCCACTGAAGACCCGACCTTTGTGGCAGTGAGTGGTGACAAAGACTTTGGGACCCTGCCGATTACTTGGTATAACATGCTGCGAGACGAGATGCGCAGTGTCACCCATGAAGAAGCCGACAAGTTCCACCTCATCCAGACACTCGCAGGTGACCCGACCGACGGCTACATGGGCGTCAAAGGGATCGGCACTAAGACCGCCGAGAAGATCCTTGAGAAAGACGGCTACAACTGGGAAACTGTGGTGGCGACCTACGAGAAAGCAGGGCTCACCGAAGACGACGCACTGGTCACCGCTAGGCTCGCCAGGATACTCCGCGCCGAAGACTACGATGGCGTTGACATTAAACTGTGGACACCATGAGACACCTACTGATCCTAAGTGAAACCATGAGACGCGCTGGTGTCACGACGTTCTACCGGGCTAGCCTGTGTATCGCTGTGTTCGAGCGTCCTGGCATTGAGAACAGCCTTTTGGCTCGACTCATGGGCCTTAGCGGTGAGAACATCACAGCGGCCATGCGTTATCTCGCTAAGCACAACTTGATCCACAAAGACACAGTCATTACGCCAGACAAAAAGCGTATTAATAAATATTATCCCACACCGTATCTAAAAGACACACTGGTTAACTTAGAAAACGACCTAAAGAAACACTACCATGAACAAACAAAATAAGAGTGTGTTACCTGACTCAGGGGAACGCAGTGAATTCGACACGGGAGCCGTGAGAGACGCCATGATCGGCAAGGGAATGCCTAGTTGTATTCCTGTTGCTGCTTTGCAGGCTGTATCGCGCCGCTTCGAAGACGGTGCCACCAAGTATGGCAGGGACAACTGGCGCAAAGGAATCCCTTTGTCTCGCTACGTTGACAGCTTGTATCGCCACTTGTGGTCGTTTATGCAGGGAGACCTCAGTGAAGACCACGGTGGGGCGGTCATTTGGAACGCAATGTGTCTCGTTGAGACTCGCAAAATGATCGACAGCGGTGCTCTACCTCAAACTTTAGACGATATTTCTTGACGCATGAGCTTATATGAAAACACCGAGCACTGGCCTACAGTGCCGTTGCGTCTGCTTGAAGCTATCGAAAAGGCATATCCGAAGCGAGACTTTGGGCCTACTACAACTCTGAGGCATCTCGACTACCACTATGGACAGCGCTCGGTTGTTACGTTTCTCCGCACTGTTCACGAAGAACAAAACAAGAATATTCTCAATACTAACCTAAGACAATAAGCCATGTGTATGTCAGCCCCTAAGATGCCAGAGATTCCTAAACCTCCTGCGCCCCCACCGCCACCCACCAAGGTCGCACAGAAAGCACTTAGCCCAGCCAGACAACAACGTAAAACTAAGGCATCTCGTCGTTCACCACTCACAATCCCTCGTTCTTCAATTAGCACGCCTAAAGGAGGAGCGGGGGTTAATTATTCATAAATATATACTAAACAGAAACCATGCCTGAAATTACAAGAATCGGAACTGTGTCTCGCAATGTGACCAGCGCCGCTGATATCGACATGACTTGGAATGGAAGCTCTGGAATGTTTGCTGTTATTGGCACATTCGGATCTGCCCAAATCAAGCTACAGCACAAGATCGCTGATTCTTATGTTGATATTGGTGAAGACGTCACGTTCACTGCGAACGGACAAGCACTGTTCACGACGTCCTCGAAGGAGCTCAAAGTTGACCTTAGTGCTGCGCCTACCAACGTAGACATCATCGTCGCTCCTGTCGCTGATAACAAAGCATTCTAATAATGTCTCTAACCCGACCACTCACGCGTCCGCTTACTAGGGCTCTTAGCCACTCGGAGCTAACCCAAAAACTTGGAGGGGGCTTTAGCATATTTGCGCTAAACCCGTTCCTTTTGTTTGACGCGCGTGACTCGATGATCGGGACCCTGGAGAACCCAACGCTCGA